CCTCTACGCACATAACAGCGTATTATCGTGTTTTTCGGAGAGAGAGTCAATGAGAGAGAGATCAGTCGTTATGACGCAGCAGAACGCACCACAATGCGTATGGTGTCATCGTGGGCGGTAAAGGGTCGGGCAGACGACCGAAACCTGTCGAGCAGAAGCGCAGACTAGGGAATGTGGGCGGCAGGAAGTTGCCTAGTGATGCTGAGATCATTGCACTGCCTTCGCTGGCAAGTGAGATACCTGAGCCGCATCGACCGTTGGGTGAGCATGGGCTGGCTTTATGGCGGCGCATCTGGTCGTCTGGTGCTGCGTGGCTGCGACCTGCTCTCGACGGTGATCTGGTGCTCATGGCGTGTGAGATGACTGACGAGCGCAGCGTGCTGCGGCGCATTGTGTTCACTCAGCCTTCTTCGTGGCGTGAGCGTCGTGGTCTGCGTGAGATCGATCGTCAGATCACTAGCCTTCTGTCGCAGATCGGGTTCAGTCCTACCGATCGTGCCACACTAGGGATAGGGGATCACAAGCAGCATGAGTTCGCCAAGATCAGGCAGCGCATCGAAGCGAAGCGTGCTGCTGCCAGCGAGTAAGTGGTCGCCAGCGTTCTACACGCCACGCATCTCGAAACTTACTGATGGTGACGAGATCATCAACTTTGCTGCCGATCACTTTATTGTGCTCAAAGGTTTCAGGGCTGGTGAGCCACTGACATTTACACCTTGGCAGAAATGGCTGCTGCGATCGCTCTTTGAGCGTGACGAGCACACTCAGCGTCTGCGTTATCGTCGTGCGCTTATCGGTCTGCCACGCAAGCAAGGCAAATCGCTGATGCTTTCTGCTGTTGCTGTCTATGGAATGATCACAGGTGAAGCAGGCGCAGAAGTGTATGTCGTCGCTGGTGATAGACAGCAGGCTCGGATCATCTTCAATGAAGCGAAGCAGCAGGTGCAAATGTCACCTGTTCTGAGTCAAGAATGCAAGGTCTATCGAGATGCGATCGAGATGCCACGCTTCGGTTCTATCTTGCGTGTGCTCTCGTCAGAGTTCAAGGGTCAGGCTGGTCTGAATCCGTCGCTAGTTCTATTCGACGAGTTATGGAATCAAGCGACACCCGATCTGTATGACCAGATGACGCTTGGCTCTGGTGCTCGTGTTGAGCCGCTGGTCGTGTCGATCACGACTGCTGGCTATGACCTAGAAACTGTTGCAGGACATCTGTATCAGTATGGCAAGCGGTGCGCTGCTGGTGAAGTGCCTGACAAGTCGTTCGGCTTCTGGTGGTGGGAAGCACCGCCCGACTGCGACATAACTGACGAACAGGCTTGGCGTGTCTGTAATCCGAATCTCAGTGAAGGTTTGATGGACATTACCGACATGCGTACAGCCGTGCAGCAAACAGATGAGTCGGCGTTTAGACGCTGGCGACTGAATCAGTGGGTGCGTTCGCAAGAGTCGTGGCTGCCTGTTGGTGCGTGGGAACAGTGCAGAGATACACAGGAACTGCGCAGCGATCTGCCTATCTATGTCGGTATCGACATGGCTCTGAAACACGACAGCATCGCAGTCGTCATCGCACAGCCGCAAGATGATCTGGTCGTGACTCGTGCGCACATCTGGAAGCCGCAAGATGAAGGTGTCGATGTCGCAGGTGTAGAAGCGCATCTGCGTGCGCTGCACAACGAGTATCAGGTGCGAGAGTTTGTGTACGACCCTGCATACTTTCAGCGCAGCGCAGAGCATCTCGCTGATGACGGTCTGCCGATGGTCGAGTTCCCACAGTCAGCAGCACGCATGATCCCTGCATGCGGCAACGCATACGAGATGATCATCAACCGCAGAGTGACACATGATGGATCACCGACCTACACAGATCAGGTTCTGTCTGCGGCACAGCGTATGACTGATCAGGGCTGGCGACTCAGCAAAGGCAAGAGCAAACGAAAGATAGATGCGTGCATTGCTCTCGTCATGGCACTCGATCGTGCGACGACACGCACACAAACGGCATCACCTGCGCCTAGTATCGTGAACCTATGGGAATGAATCGCAGCGTATTCAGCACATTTGTAGAACTGATCGGTATCGGATCGCTGGTAATCGGTGTCGGTTTGCTATCGATTCCTGTTGCTTTGATCGTCGGCGGTTCACTTCTCGTGCTGCTCGGTGCTGCTCTTGGCAGGTCTGAGTCGTGAGCATTCTGCGCAGACTTATCGAGCAGCGTGCGCTACCGACCAGCATCGACCCCTATCAGATCACCGCACGACCATACTTTCCTAACTACTCAGGCGAGATCGTCACCGAGAGCACAGCATTTGCATCGACTGCCGTGATGTCAGCAGTCAGTCTGCTCGCAGACTCTGTGGCTGCGATGCCACTCGAACTAAGCCGTGTGCGTGGCGGCAGACTCGAAAGACTGCCAACACCGAGTGTGCTGATACGACCAAATCAGATGCAGACGATGTTTGAGTTCATTCATCAAGTCATGCTGTCGCTTGCATTGCATGGCTGTGCATACATCTACGCACCACGACGAGCGGGCGAACTACCAGCAGAGATGCGAGTTATTCACCCGAACCTAATCAAGAACCGAATCATCACAGATGACGGCAGTGCCTACTATCAGATCGGCGACAAGCAGCATTCATCAGATGACATCAAAGCGATTCACTGGCTCATCATGCCAAACGAACTGCGAGCCGTGTCACCACTGGAAGCATTACGCAACACGATCGGAACAAGCATTGCTATGGATCGATTCCTAGCGCAGTTCTATGGCGAAGGCGCAACACCAAGCAGCGTGCTCGAAACTGATGCGACTATTACGGAAGAGCAGGCACGCATTCTGCGTGACACATGGTCAGACTCACACACCAAGCGACGCAAGCCAGCCGTGCTCACAGGCGGTCTCAGATGGAAGTCGATCACTACTAGCGCAGCAGACATGCAGATGCTCGAACATCGTGAAGCAATAGTTCGTGACATCGCTCGTGCATACCGCATACCACTGAACATGATCAACGCATCAGGTGGCGACTCGCAGACCTATCAGAATGTCGAGCAGGCTGGTATCAACTTTGTGCGCTACACGCTTCTGCCTTTCATGCGTCGTATCGAAGATGCGATCAGCGAGATGCTGCCACTGACACAGAAGGTTCGATTCAACGCATCAGAGTTTGAGCGTGCAGACTTGACTACTCGTGTAAGAGCGCAGCAGTTGCAGATCATGTCTGGAACGCTCTCACCGAACGAAGCACGAGAACAAGAGAATCGTGAACCGTATGAGGGTGGCGATCAGTTCATTCTCGGTGTTGCAGGTGCACCGATGGCTGGTGTCGAAGGCGGCGATCTACCAACACTCGGCACAGACGCTGAGCCACCAGAAAGATAAACAGATGAAGAGCACCAGTGTCACAGTCGGAACTACACCAACGCTTATCGTCGATGCCGATGATCAGAACCGCCACATCTATTTGCAGATCGTGACTAGCGCAACGATCTATGTCGGCGACTCGACAGTGACCACCGACAACGGTATGCCGTTGGAGAAGCACAGTGCACCACATGTGTTCCTTCTTCCGATCAAACAGAAGATGTACGGTGTCGTGACATCTCAGGTTGGTACTGCGGTGCTGCGCATTATGACACCAGATGTGGACTGATCATGCCGTTCGGAATCTCACAGAGTCAGTCAGACTGCGCTAACTGGGCGACAGTGAAACAGGAAGCAGATGGCTCGTACACCACTATCGGCTGTCACGCAACTAAGCAAGATGCAGTCGATCAGATGGTCGTCGTGTCACTGAGCGAAGAGATCGAGCCACTCGGTCAGGTTGATGATGCTCGTCGATCGAGTCAGACAGTGATCTATAACTACGGCACAGTGAACATCATCGAACAGGAAATCGAATCAGAATCGGAAGAAGAGCCAGAGTCAGAAGATAAGTCTGAGTCCGAAGATGACACTGATGAAGAAATGCCGATCGAGCCAGAAGAGTCAGGCATGAACTACGAGCAGCGTGCACCATCACTAGTCGCACCTGACTTCATGGCTGCATCTGCTGAGCGTGGTCTGCGACTGCATGAGCAGGGACTATCTGGTGATGGACTAATGCCAGCGACTGTCGCTGATGCTCGCCGTATGGCTAACGGTGAAGCCCTGTCAGAAGATAAGTGGCGGCGCATACCTGCGTGGATCGCTCGACACATCGTCGATCTCGATGCTGTGCAAGGTGATGAGATCACCGCTGGTCTCGTAGCGATGCTGCTGTGGGGTGGCGGCTCATCGAAAGAGTCAGCACGCAGAGCACAGGAATACGCTGAGCGCATAGTCGAACAACTTGACGCAGACAGTCGCAACAGCAAACGGTCATCAGTTATGCTTGCCACCACTATGAGCGACACGATCGAGCACCGCTGGTGTGTCACTGGCGCAGATGAGAAGCGCATCGCATACACCACTCTTGATCTTCGTCAGGCAGATAACGGCACAACGCTCTATGGATACGCTGCACTGTTTGACTCACCGAGCGAGCCGATGCCGTTCATCGAGTATGTCAAGCGTGGCGCATTTAGCAAGACGCTGAATGATGGCGCAGATGTGCGTCTGCTCATCGATCATGAAGGTGTGCCACTGGCACGCACGAAGTCAGGCACGATGCGTCTGATGGAAGATGAGCGTGGTCTGGCAGTCGAAGCCGATCTTGACCCGATGAACCCTGATGCTGCACGAGTTATCTCAGCGATGAAGCGTGGCGATCTATCACAGATGTCATTCGCATTTCGAACGATCAAAGATTCATGGTCAGACGATCGCAGCACTCGTGAACTGCGTGAAGTGCAACTGTACGATGTCAGCGTCGTCACTTTCCCTGCCTATGAAGAGACTGTTGCCGAGATTCGCAGCAGGCTGTTGCAGACAGAAGAATCGCAACCTACACTGGCTGCCACGAGTACCAGCGTCAGCGTGCGCAAAGCACAACTGGCTCTGGCTCGACACAAGCAATAGTCAGCCGAGACACAGCCGAGCGATCACTGTCAAGTCTCACTGAGCGATCAACCGACTCAAAGACAAAGGAACAGACATGACCTACTCAGCATCATTGACCGAGAAGCGTGACGCAGCACTGGCGAAAGCCGATGCACTCGTAGCAGCAGCCGCTGCCGACAAGCGTGAACTCACGACCGAAGAAGATACCGAGATCGCACAGACTCTCGAAGCCGTGCGTGATCTTGACGAGCAGATTCGTCGTCACAAGGAACTCGAAGAGCGTGCAGCAGCCGCAGCCGAGAGCCGCAAGGCATCTGGCGTTGCATCAGCCGTGACCACCGTGAAGAGTGAGCCACGCACCTACTCGCCAAAGTCCGAGCACTCGTTTGTTGCTGACGCATTCCGTGCGCAGATCATGGGTGACTACGAAGCCCAGCAGCGCATCTCTCGTCACCAGAACGAAGAGAAGATCGAGCGTCGTGATGTCACCAGCGCAAACTTCGCTGGTCTCGTCGTGCCACAGTTCTTGACCGAACTCGCCGCACCGTTCGCTCGTGCAGGTCGCCCGTTCCTTGATCAGGCTCGCAAGCACGCTCTGCCAGCAGAAGGTCTCACCTTGTCGATCTCGAAGGTGACGACTGGATCAGCGACCGCCGTTCAGAGCGAAGGCGCAGCCGTTCAAGAGACCAACATGGACGACACGAAACTCGATGTCTCGGTTGTCACTGTTGCTGGTCAGCAGAATGTCAGCCGTCAAGCGATCGAGCGTGGCACCAACATTGATTCACTCGTGATGGCTGATCTCGTGTCTGCCTACCACACGAACCTTGAATCGCTGTTCGTGACCACTTCGGCAACTTCGCTGACGAACACGATCACGCAAGTCGTGACCTATACCGATGCATCGCCATCAGTTGCAGAACTGTACCCGAAGATCGTGGACTGCGTGCAGCGCATTCAGACCACTTTCTTTGCTGGTCCGAACTTCATCTTGATGCACCCACGACGACTCGCCTTCATCTTGGCTGCCGTCGATTTGCAGAACCGCCCACTCGCAGTACCAGTGCCGAACTTCAATGGTCAGCCTGCGTTCGCTTCGGGCAACGGTGCACCTGTGTACGGCAACAGCGGCTACACGATCCTTGGTCTGCCAGTGATCACCAGTGCGAATGTCATCACCACGAACGGTGCAGGTGCGAACGAAGATGTCATCATCGTCGGCAGCACGCAAGAAGCACACCTGTGGGAACAGGGCAACGGCGATCCGATGATGCTGCGCTTCGAACAGCCAAAGGCTGCCGAACTCGACATCACCATGATCGTGTACGGCTACTCGGCGTTCACCGCAAACCGCTACCCGAATGCATTCGCACTCGTCGGCGGAACTGGCTTGATCACACCTTCGTTCTAGGTTGTGACGCTGGCAGCACCACGCTAAGTGCTCTGCTGCCAGCACACAGTTCACATGTATGAGTAAAGCACGCCAGATCGCAGCACTGCTTGAAGAGCGTCGTGGCTATGTAGCACGACGACTTACAGACCGTGTTGCGGCTGTCGATGCTGCACTCGCAGCACTGAACTACGCTGTCACCGAGACAGCGACGATCGAACCGCAGCCTGAAACTGCGACACGAAAGAAGCCGACACGACGCACGAAAGGCTGAGCGATGGCTATCACTAACGGATACTGCACGCTCAACGAAGTCAAGTCGGCACTGCGGCTGTCTGACAGCATCGATGACACGCTGATCGAGAAGTCGATCGAAGCAGCGTCACGACGCATCGACGGCTACTGCGGCAGGTTCTTCTACAAGACTTCTGCGATCGCTGTACCACTGTTCGCTCACGATCCGTATCGTCTGCTCGTCAATGACATCTCATCGCCGACAGGTCTGATCGTCAAACTTGACAGTGATGGCGACGGAACCTTCGAGCAGACACTGACACTGAACACGGATTACATCGTCGAGCCAACCGACTACGCCATTCTCGGCAGACCGATACGCACACTCACGATGGTCGGCGGTTATACATTCCCGATCTTCTACATTCCATCTGAACTCGGTGTGCAGGTGACTGCGCTGTGGGGCTGGAATGCTGTTCCGCATGATGTGCGTGAAGCCTGTCTGCTACTTAGCATCAGACAGTTCGCAAGATACAACGCTGCGCTCGGCGTGATGGCGTTCGCAGACATGGCGATCTCAGTTCGTGCAGTCGATCCTGATGTGCGTGACCTGTTGCAGCCGTACAAGATTCTCGGTGTTGCCTGATGCCAGCCACTGTCTCGCAGGTCGCAGAGGGTCTCAGGGTGCGTCTGGCGACTATCTCAGGTCTGCGCACTTTCTCGTATCAGCCTGAGCAACTGAATCCACCAGTGGCGTTCCCTGTGGTCGAGTCGATCGAGTATCACCGTGCGTTTGGTGGTGGCGATGTGCGTATGCGATTCATGATGTTCGTAATCGTCGGCAGGTATCTCGATCGTGTAGCGCATGCAAATCTTGACGGCTATCTGTCATACAGTGGCGCAACTTCTCTGCGTGCTGCGATCGAAGGTGACACCACACTTGGCGGTACAGCACAGACACTTGTGCTTGACAGCGGCATGAGTATCGGGTCGCTGTCTGTTGCCGAAGCAGAGTTCTTGCAAGTATCCTTCTCCGTACTCGTTCACACATAGACAGGCAGACATGAGCACCTACAAGATCATCAGCAGCAAGACATCTCTCGGCAAGCAAGGCGAAACCGTCACCGCAGACGATCTCGCTGGTCTGAATGTTGATGCACTCGTGAGCGCAGGACATCTCGAACCTGTTAGCATCAGCAGCAAGAAGTCAGATAAGAAAGAGCAGGACTAATCATGGCAAGCATCGTTCTCACCAACGCAAGCATCTCAGTGAATGGTGTCGATCTCTCGGATCGTGCCAACAGCGTGACGCTCAACTACGAGATCGAAGCGGTTGAGAACACCACCTTCGGCTCAACAGGTCGTACCTTTATCGGCGGCTTGCAGAACATCACCTGCGACATCGAGTTCATGCAGGACTACGCAGCGACTGAAACGGAAGCAACCGTGTTCCCACTTGTCGGCACGCAGACCACCGTGATCATTCGACCGATCAACATTGCTCGCAGTACAACGAATCCTGAATACACGCTGAGCAACACCTATCTCGCTGCGCACACTCCTGTGTCGGCGACGGTTGGTGAACTCGCAGTGACTTCGCTCTCGTTCCAAGGTGGATCGCTGGCGAAGGTCGCCACGACCTGATTAGTTCACACTCTCTGAAAGGGGCAGGAAATGAAACTACCGCTAACGATTATCTACAACGATGGCGAGAAGCGTGATGTCACAGCAGCGTTCGCAGACTTCGTTCAGTTCGAGCGCACATGGAATCGCAGCGTCTCACGCTTCGAAACCGACTTTCGGCTCACCGATCTGGCATGGCTGGCGTGGTCTGCTGAGACTCGTGCGAAGCGCACCACGAAGAAGTTTGATCCTGACTGGCTCGAAACTGTGCAGACTGTGGAACTCGGCGAAGCCACAGAAGGTGATAGCCCTTTGGCGACGACTCAGCCCACTGGCTGATCGCAGCACTTGCTGTCGAAACAGGTATCGCACCGTTAGACCTTCTCGATGCTGGCGAGCCAATGTTGCTCACCATGATCGCTTACATCAAGAAGCGCAACGAGCGCAACAGGCGCAGGCGGTGACTCGTGGCTGAGATAATCGGACAGCAGGACAACTTCGGTGCTGTGCAGGTGCTCGGTCTGACTGAGTTCATCAAAGACATTCGCAGTGCAGCAGATAAGCAGGCTGCTGATGCACTTATTAGGGAAGCAAATGAGCGTGTAGCGAAAGTTGTAATCCGTATGGCGAAGAGTCTTGCCAACACTAAGCAAGAGCGTCGTGCTGCGAACTCGCTGGAAACTTCGAGCAATGTGCAGCAAGTCAAAGTGACAATGGGTGGTCGTGCTGTGCCGTATGCAGGTGGTGCGAACTTCGGTTCATACACCGATCTGCGTCGTCTAATCAAGGCACCAAATCAGCGTGGTCGTCGTAGTCGAGCGACAACTGTACGACAGGGTGAGAGCATTCTGAAAGTTGCTACGAATGTTGAGCGTCAGTTTGTGTCACGATCTGGTCGTACTATCTCACGCTTTGAGGGTGGAACGCAGGTCAAACTGGCTCGCACAGCGTCAGGTGGTCTGCGTGTCATTAGAGGTTGGAATCAGTTTCGTGCCAAAGGTCAGACACCAACTGAGTTCGTCAAAGGTAAAGATCAGTTCTTGTATCGTGCCGTCACTCTGACACAGGCACAGATCAGTGAGTCGTATCAGCGATTCATCGATGAGATGACTCGCCGTGCATTCCCTGACACTGGTACGGCTGCGTAGGATAGGCGGCTATGGCTGAGCGCAAGTTATCTCTGATCATTCTCGGCAAGGCGACCAGTGCGCTTGCTGCGATGAAGAGCACAGGTGATGCGGCTCAAAGTCTGGGCAAGCGTGTCACGGACATGCTGCCATCGTTCAAGACGGTAGCGATCGCAGGTGCTGCTGCCTTCGGTGCAGTCGGTGCTGCTGCACTTGGTGCAGTTCAGGCTGCCGCACAAGATGAGCAGAGTCAGAAGAAACTTGCTGATCAGTTGCGTCGTACTACCGATGCGACTGCTGAACAGATCGCTGCGGTGGAACAGCACATCTCTAAGCAGATGATGCTGACTGGCGTGACCGATGATCAACTTCGACCTGCGATGGCGAATCTGGTGCGTGCAACTGGCGATGTATCTTTCGCTCAGGATCAGTTAGGTCTTGCGCTCGACATCTCTGCGGCAACAGGCAAAGACTTAGAGAGCGTGTCACTTGCTCTTGGTAAGGCGTTCACAGGCAATGTCGGTGCGCTGACGAAACTCGGTGTGCCACTCGAACAGAGCGTCGTCAAATCAAAGAATCTCAGCGAAGTGATCAAGAC